CGTCAATTACTGAAATAAATGCAGACACTTGTGAGCGTGCCGGATTAGGCCCAAAGGCAACTCAAAATTTGTTAGACTGGCTAGATGCAGAGTTCTATTGTTTCTATGATGGTGTTCTGCCTTTTGATATGAAGTTTTTACGCTCGGTCATTCTGCCCATGCATTTTGATCAGGGTGTGGTCTGCATTAGTGGTAAGCTGAAGAGTTTTAAGACTAAGGCTGATGCAGGCGCCAGGCTAACTACTCTTGGTTATAAAGTGAAAACGAGTCTAACCAAAGATGTAACGATTCTCGTGAATGAAAGCGGTATTGAATCGGCAAAAACTAAACAGGCCAGAGAATCTGGCATTGAAATTGTAACGGATTTAGAATCCTATTTGGAGAAAAAATATGGCACTTCCCAAGTGGACTGATGAGCGTACTGCTCAACTGACAGCTTTCGTGGGCTCCGAGAGCCCCGTATCTCAAGACACTGTTGCTGAAGCAGCAGAAGAGCTTGAGACTTCTACTCGTTCCATCTCTAGCAAGCTGCGAAAGATGGGCTACGAAGTAGAGCTCGCTTCTTCACGATCTAACCGCGCTTTCAGCGCAGATCAAGAAGCAACTCTTGCAACTTTTGTGCAAGACAATAGCGGTGAGTATACCTATGCTCAAATCGCTGAGAACTTTGAAGGCGGAGCTTTCTCTGCCAAGTCTATCCAAGGCAAGATTTTGTCTATGGAACTGACCGATCATGTCAAGCCTGCTCCTAAGGTTGAGACTGTTCGTACTTACTCTCCCGAAGAGGAAGAGCAGTTTATCTCTATGGTAAACGACGGTGCGTTCGTTGAAGCTATTGCAGACGCTCTTGATCGCTCTGTAAACTCTGTACGTGGTAAGGCTTTGAGCCTGCTTCGTTCAGGTGAGATCAACGCTATTCCTCGTCAAGAGCACACCAAGGGTGGCGCTAAGGAAGATCCCTTGGCTGACCTCGGTGATGTGTCAGGAATGACTGTTGAAGAGATCGCAGAAGCAATCGGCAAGACTGCTCGCGGTGTCAAGACTATGCTCACTCGTCGTGGCTTGTCAGCTTCTGACTACGACGGTGCAGCTCGAAAAGAAAAGGCCGCTTCCTAAGTAGTCTTTCTTTTCCGCAACCGTGGCATTTGCTGCGGTTGCTTTTTTGTGTTTCGGGGAACAAGTGAATATATCTAGCGCATTAATCAAACAGATTATTATGCTCCAGGATGCTGATACCTGGAGTTACTTGCGTAAGCACTATCTTCCTACTGAGTACCATACCCTCTTTTCTATAATTGACGGGCATTCTCAGAAATTTCACAAAGTTCCCACATTTGAGGATCTTAAGTTTGAAATCCGAGACACAGCTTCACGAGATAAACTTCTCGCTATTGAAGCACTTGATGTTGAAGCAGACCCTTCTATGCTGCTTCAGTATCTCAAGAATGAGTACACTCAGAAAGAGATTCTGTACTCTCTTGAAAAATATATTGACTCCTCCATCTCGTTTGAAGATGCTGAGGAGTCAGTATCCCATCTGCACCAGATTGTTTTAGACATTGAAGAAAAAGTAGAGCTAGAACAACCGCAGGAAAGTATGCAACGTATTTCCCTGTTTCCGCCAGATGAGGAGCTGGATAAGTACTTGCCCTTGGGTCTCAATACCGCATTTGATGATGAGTTCAAGTTTTCTCCCCGAGACTTGATTCTTGTCGGGGGTCGACGCGGGGCAGGAAAGTCCATTACATGCTGTAATATAGCTAACAATGTATTCGAAAGTGGAAAGTCGGCAATCTATTTCACAATTGAGATGGATAGTCGTGAGATTTTACAAAGATGTTGTGCCATTGCCACAGGTGTTGCTCACGATAAACTTCGTAAGCGCACCCTCAGTGTAACTGAGTGGGAAACTGTAGCAGCTTGGTGGGCGAATCGTTTCGTCGATGCAGACGAAAAACTGAGAGAGTATCACGATCATCGTGACTTTGACAGATTGCATTACGAACTCAAGACTAACTGTGAGCTTCTCCCGACTCAACAGTTGGATGTAGTTTATGATGCGTCTCTTACTATCTCAAAGATTCGCGCTGAGTTGGATAAAAAAGTAAAAAGTGCAATGGAAGTTGGAGTAGTTATTGTAGACTACATCAACCAAGTAAAGCGTTCCAACCTACCATCCCGCGCAGGACAGTATGACTGGACTGAGCAGATAGAGGTAAGTAAAGCATTGAAGTCTATGGCCCAGGAATATGAAGTTCCAGTTTACAGTCCGTATCAGATTGATGCAACAGGCGAAGCTCGCTTTGCCAAAGGTATTCTTGATGCGGCTGATGCAGCTTTCACGATTGATACGTGGAAGACTGAAGATGCAATTATGTCATTTAATTGTACTAAAATGAGAAGTGGTAAAATGGGAACATTCACTTCTACAATGAACTGGGAAAGTCTAAAGATCGGACCAGATACAGCTCTCACGCCAGATGAGAGAGAACAAGAAGAACATAAAACTGGCGAAGAAATAAACGACATCTAAAAATATTTCTTGACACTCCTGCTGTTTTTTGGTATAATATATCTTCAAATGGCAGGAGTTTTTTAATGGGTATGGTATATGGATCACTGGCTTATGATGTCTCCGGAAGAAAGAAAAAAAGTATGCGAAGAAAAAATGTATCTCGCAAGATTAGGACTGTCCGTCTCGATAACCGACATTATCGACGCGGGGGTACCGAAGAGTATCCCTCGGTTCCCGACACAGTTGGAGTTGCCCCTCGCGTGGAAAGCCCACGTTATACGGGAACCCTTGTCAAAGGAATCGGTACAATGCACAAATCAAACGCTGTACCAATTATAGACGAAGAACAGATGAAAGATATTGCAAGAATGAGAAGGTAATGCTTGCATATGTATTATGGCACTTATTTGGATGGGAAAAATCTGACATGCACGACGCACTTATAGCTCACGAGATATGCCCCAACTGTGGGGAAAATATGATAGGAGATGGGTATACACTGCCTTTTCATTGTCCAAATGCATATGAAGATGACTGGTGGTATGAACCTCCCGATAGCGGGCCTTGGTTTTGTAGTATTGATGAAGATTATCCCGAGCCTACTGAAATGGATGAGTGGGCTTCTTTTGATCCGGACTGTTAATGAACGTAGAAGAATTATTACAGTCTAAGCACGTTCCGTTCATGCCGAAAGGCAAGGACTATGTAGTATCGTGTCTAAGTCCTGAGCACGATGACAGCAATCCAAGTATGCGGATTGATCAAATTACAGGCATATTTCATTGTTTCTCTTGTGGTTACAAGGGAAATCTTTTTGTGCATTTCGGAGAAAAGGCAAGTTTTCTACACTTACGCAGAGAACTAGTCAAGAAGAAAATTCGTGAGAAGAGAGCTGAAAGTGTGGGCTTGCCTTTTCCCCGAAGTGCATTACCTTACGTTGGTAACTGGAGAAATATCAAACCAGAAACCTATCGTAAGTTCGAAGCATTCCAAGAACATGAAGCATTTGTAGGAAGAATTGTATTTCCTATCAGAGACATATCCGGACGCATAGTTGCTTTCAATGCACGACATATGACAGGTGGTACACCAAAATATCTAATTAGTCCACCTGGGGCACGGATGCCTCTCTTTCCTGCAAAGATAGATCCCATACAAGCAAGTGTTATTCTTGTAGAGGGAATCTATGATATGATTAATTTACATGACAAAGGACTTACCAATGCGGTTTGTTGTTTTGGTACTCGCAACATCAATGAGGAAAAACTATCAATTCTTCGACTCCAGGGTATCGAAGAAGCCATCGTATTCTTTGATGGTGATGAAGCGGGTCAAACAGCCGCAGCAAAAGTTCAAGAAATGTGTGAGAACGTAGATTTGCTAACACGAAACATTAATGTAGCAGATATAGACCCTGGCGCTCTTACCGAAAATCAAGTGGAGAAGTTAAAAAATAAACTCTATAAAGGAGTATAGTATGACGAGCCCAAAGGTTGCTCTAATAGAAACCAAACCAAGTAGAACAAACTTTAAACAAGAATTTGATGGTGCTTTTGAGTTTGATCAGTTTCAACTCTGTTCAGATCCAAGCATCAAAAAAGTACTCAAGCGTGACTGTGATATTGATATTGATACAGACCTCTATGATTGGGTTATTCTGGTAGGATCAGATGCACTTAAGTACTTTACCAAAATCAATTCCGTAACAGAATATTCTGGAAAGAAGGTAGAAGAAAAGTTTCTACCTGTAAT